ACCAATTAGCGACCGAGTTAGCACCAGTTAGTACCGATTTAACTATTATAGGCGACCCGACAACAGGAGTAAGTAAGAAGATTACACTTGCTCAATTAGGTGCGATATTTAGCGGTGCGGTTTCGTTCTATACTAACCTTGCAGGGTTTCCTGCGGTTGGCGATATTAACGTTATTTATTGTGCTAAAGACACGCAGAAACTTTATTTATGGAGTGGCTCGGCTTATGTTGAGGTGTTTCCTTCACAAGCTTTATTAGATACTTACCAATTAAGAAGTGAGAAGGGCAACGCTAATGGTTATGCTTCTTTGGATAATCAAGGGAAAGTTCCTATTAGCCAATTACCGAGTTCTATTATGGAATACAAAGGAACTTGGAACGCATCTACTAACACGCCTACACTTGCAAACGGAACAGGCGACACGGGAGATGTTTATATTTGTAACGTAGCAGGAACAGTAAACTTTGGAGCTGGTCCTTTGACTTTTGCGGTTGGCGATTATGTGATTTATAGCGGTACTATCTGGCAGCGTTCAAGTGGTGCGGTAGGTACTGTAACAAGCGTAGCGGTATCAAGAAGCGGAGATGCTTTAGCAATTACGGGAAGTCCTGTAACAACAAGCGGAACTATTAACATAGGCTTTGCAGGTAATAGCACTCAATATATAAACGGAGCAGGTAACTTAGTTACGTTTCCTGGAGTAATTAATGAAGCACAAAACTTAATTACTGAAGTTTACAATAAAACAGGTGCGACTTTAACAAAGGGAACGATTGTGTATATCAATGGCGGTCAAGGTAACTTGCCAACGATTACTAAGGCTCTTGCAACGAGCGATAGTACAAGCGCACAAACTTATGGCATAGTACGAAACGATATTACAAATAATAACAACGGCTATGTAGTGGTTGCAGGTCGCATAAGCGATTTAGACACTCAAGCATATACAGAAGGTACTCAACTTTATTTAAGTCCTACAACGGCAGGTACTTTTACAAGTACAAAACCTTACGCACCTCAGCACTTAGTTTATGTAGGTATTGTAGTAAGAGCGCACCCGACACAAGGGGTTATCGAAGTTAAAATACAGAACGGATATGAGATGGACGAACTACATAACGTAGCTGCTCAAAGTCCAGACAACAACGATATTTTACAATACAAGACCGCAACAAGTTTATGGACTAAGGTAGCAGGTACTACAACAAACATAGCAGAAGGAAGTAACTTATATTACACAGATGCTCGTAGCCGTGCAGCATTAAGTTTTACGGCAGGTAGCGGTGCTTACAACTCTACTACGGGTGTTATTACTATTCCTACGAATACAAACCAATTAACTAACGGAGCTAACTATATTACTTTAGGTTCTTTAAGCGCATCAAGTCCTTTATCATACAATAATGGAACAGGTGCTTTTTCAATTAGCCAAGCTAATACATCAACAAATGGTTTTTTAAGCTCAACTGATTGGAATACTTTTAATGGTAAACAAGCAGCATTAAACGGAACAGGCTTTGTAAAAATTAGCGGAACAACTATCAGCTACGATAATAGCACTTACTATTTAGCTTCTAACCCTAATGCTTATATTGCTTTAACGGCTTTAAGTGCAGGTGCAGGAATTAGCTACAATAACACAACGGGAGTAATTGCTTCAACTATTACTCAATATACCGATGCTTTAGCAAGAGCATCAATTAGCTTAACAACATCGGGAACAAGCGGAGCAGCGACTTACAATAGCACAACGGGTGTTTTAAACGTACCACAATACGCACCCGATTTAAGCGGATATGTTCCAACAAGTAGAACTTTAACTATTAACGGAACGGCTTATGATTTAAGTGCAAATAGGTCTTGGAGTGTAGGTACAGTTACAAGTGTAGGCTTATCTTCTGCAACAAGCGGAGTAACTATTGGCTCTACACCTATTACAACAAGTGGAACTATTACTTTAGCTATTGCAACTGCAAGTGGTTCTCAGCAAGGTTTATTATCAAGCACCGATTGGACTACGTTTAACAACAAGCAAAACGCTTTAACCAATCCAGTAACGGGAACAGGTACTACTAACTACCTACCTAAGTTTACAGGTGCAAGTACAATAGGGAATAGCTTAGTATTTGATGACGGAAGTGGAATTAGAATAGGTGCAACAAGTCACGCTTTAGCTTCTAATAGAAGATTAACAGTTGTAGGAGCTTCTGCAATTGAGGCAGTTGCTACAGGTACAGGAGGTGAGCCAACAATTGAAATGTGGCAAAAGCATACTGCTGGCGACAATGTGTTTGCATACTTTTTTACAGAAGCAGCAGCTACAACAAGAGGATACTTACAGTATGATAGAAGTGGGAACAGATTAAATTTAGTAGGTAGCGGAAATGGATTGTTATTTACAGGAGCAGCTACATTTACTTCTTCGGTTACTGCAAATGGTGGAGTAAGAACAACAGGTGCTAATGGATTTAGTGATACAGATGGCAGTTCTACTATTTGGGTATCTGCTAACTGGACTTCATCGAGACCTGCAATAGCGGTTACTTCTAATCACCCATTAATGTTTCTGACCAACAACATAGAACGCATGCGTCTTGACGCTTCAGGCAATTTAGGATTAGGAGTTACACCGAGTGCGTGGAGTGGGTTTACTGCCCTACAAGTTGGTAATGCTGCTACTTGGTCAACAGGTACAAATAACTCACATTGGAGTAGTAATACTTACTATGATGGCTCAAATAGAATTTATATAGGCAGTGATTATGCTACTGAATATGCACAACAATCAGGAGCACATAAATGGTTTAACGCACCTTCAGGAACGGCAGGTGGAACTATAACTGCTACCCAAGCTATGACGTTAGATGCGAGTGGGAGATTAGGAATTGGTACTACAAGTCCTGCCGCTAAATTACACGCTGTAGGAAGTGGTATTGTAAACATAGTTCAGAGCTCAAATACAGTATCGTATACACAGTATTATAATTCGAGCACAGGAACTAATTCAACAAATGACGGGCTTACAGTTGGCTTGAATGGAATTGATGCATATATTTTTTCAAGAGAAGCAGGTAATTTAGTTATTGGCACAAGCGATACCGAAAGAATGCGTATTACTTCAGATGGTAACGTAGGTATAGGTACTACATCGCCAAGTGAACAATTAAACTTAATGGGTGCTAATGCTTACACATCTAAAATAAGATTTAGCTATGGAGCAAGTGCGACAAGTTATTACGCTAATCTCGGATATAATTCAGATGGGAATAAGGTTTATTTGCAAATAGCTGATGGTGGTTCTGCAGCAAACATAATGACTTGGAATTACAATGGTAACGTAGGTATAGGTACTACCGATACATCTAATGGTATATTAAATTTAAATGGAGTATTAGATATTAATAAGGACTCTGCAACAGTTGGGGCAAGATGGAGAAGGGGTGCTACGACAGTAGGATATATTGGAACAGGTGATTGGGCAGTAAATGGACTTGGAACTTCTGATTTTGGTATATCAAGTGGTTCATCTGGAGCATTAGTTTTTGGAACACAAGGTGGAGGTGAACGTATGCGCATAACAAGTGGGGGCTTAGTTGGAATTGGAACGAGCGCACCAACTCAAGCACTTCACGTTGTTGGAAATTCTTATATATCAGGTCGCTTAGATGTTGGTATGACACCTTCTCCGTTTTGGAATGCAAGATTTAGAGATTACTCTGATGGAAGTGGTGTTTATATTGGTTCAGTTTCAGCAGGTGGATATAAGTTTATAGCAGGCGACTCTTATTATGAAAATAGTGGGAATTGGTATAGTGATAATACAACATCAGCAGTTGTTAATTTAACAGGTGGTAATTTTACAGTATATACAAATAGTGGGCTTACCGCTAATACAAACTTTACCCCAACTGCAAGATTTAATATAAACCCTTCAGGAGCAGCTACATTTAATGGTACTTTAGGAATTAATGGAGTTAGTGATAATATCAAAAGCGGAACTTATACTCCTACACTATCATCAATATATAATGTGGCATCTTCAACTGCTTTTGTATGTCAATATATGAGAGTAGGAAATGTAGTAACTGTTAGTGGTGTAATAAATGTAACGGCAACTGCTACAAATACTTGGACAAGAATATCAATGACATTACCTATATCTTCTAATTTTGATTTTTCATATAGAGCAGGTGGTGGCGGTGGTGCGAATTCTACAAATAATGTTTGTGTTATTTTAGCAGGTGCATCAACAAGTGTAGTTTATTTAGATGCTTATCCAAATTCAACAAATAGTTTAAGTTATTATTTCAGTTATACTTATCAAATTATATAAAATGGCATTAGAAACAAAATGGCTTATTAGCCAAATGGACACCGCACCAAGCGAAGATGGTTTAACCGATGTAGTAAAAACAGTACATTGGAGATACGAAGGCAAAGACGGAGAATATACCGCAGAAGTTTACGGAGCAATGGCTTGTGCTACTCCTTCGGAAACTGACTTTACCGCTTACGAAGATTTAACTTACGAGCAAGTATGCGAGTGGTTAGTTGCAGGTAACAACGTAGAAGCTATGGACTTAAACTTAACTACACAGATTGAGAACCTTAAAAACCCGCCAATCGTAAATTTGCCTTTGCCGTTTAGCAATCCACAATTATCTTTACAAACAAAAACAAACTATGAAGAACAAACAACTGCTCCAATTAGTGAGCAACCTTAATGCCGTAATCGGTAGCCAAGAAACTAAGACACAAAAGAAACTTGTAAAAATTTACGAGAAGGTTAAGCAACATCACGAGGACTATCAAGCCGAAGTTGAAATCTTGCGTTTAGACAATGCGAGTACAGACGATAAGGATTGCTTGTTACTTGATGAGAAAGGAAATTACAAATTCTCTAAAGAAGGCATCAAGAAGCTAACTAAAGATATTGATGCGCTAAATGATAAAGAATTTGATTTTCAAATAATTAACGTAGTCAATCCTAATGGCTTAGAGAATTTCACATTCTTAGAAGATTGGACTACTGGCATAGAATTTAACAAACAAGAAGAAGAAGAACTATAATGGCAAATAACAACCAAGCAGACCAATCAACAATCGTATCCTTAGTAAGTGCTACATTAAGCATTACGAGTATTCAACCACTATTCACATTGTTGGCGAGTTTGGTTGCTATTGTTTCAGGCGGTATGGCTATTAGGTACTATTGGAAAATGACTAAGAAACTCAAATGAGAATACTACTTTTAGCCTTATTACTTACTTCTTGCGCTTCGGTTAAGAAGTTCGAAAAGAGATTTGATAGCACGGGGACAACTAAGATTGACTCCGTGCATCTTACTTTTTATGATAGCGTTACCAAGATTATAGAAAAAGAGCAGGTATTTACAAAAGAGGTTACTATTTATGATACAATCCGTGTAACAAAGGATAGCATTATAGTAGTTCCTAAAATCGTAACTAAGTGGGTATACCAGACAAAAGAGAAGGAGACCGACAATAGCTTAGTTAAAAAAGACACAATAGCGTTTAATCGCACAGAAACGCGTCAAATTTCGATTGTAGATAAAAATAAGGTAACTACTGCAAATAACTTTTGGAAGGCTCTAATCGGTCTAATAATAGCGATTGTGTTAATTTTAGCTTATTGGAATAGATTATGGAAGTAAACAAAGCAGGTAGAGATTTAATAAAGCAGTTCGAAGGCTGCAAATTAAAGGCGTACAAATGCCCTGCTGGTTTATGGACTATTTCCTGGGGTTTGACTTTTTACCCTGACGGAACGAAAGTAAAAGAGGGCGATGTTATTACGCAGCAACAGGCAGAAGATTACTTTAACGCAATAGTCGATGACTTTGCAAAAGGTGTAGATGTGCTTGTAAAATCAAATGTAACTGCAAACAATTTTTCTGCGATTGTTTCGTTTGCTTTTAATGTAGGTATGGGGAATTTTAGGAGAAGCACTTTACTTAGAAAGGTAAACTCAAACCCTAAAGACCCAAGCATTCGAGCAGAATTTATGAAGTGGACACGAGCCAACAATGTGGTGCTTAAAGGGTTAGTGAGGCGTAGAGAGGCTGAAGCTAAACTATATGAGCAACTTTAGAACTATATTAGTAAACTTATTATCAGACGAAAGCAACAGTATAAGCCATAAAAGAGTAGTGGCTATGCTTGGCAGCGTTTGTCTTTTTATTTCTTTGTTCTTAAACATAATCTTAAAAATTAACCCAAGCGATAAGTTGGTAGATGCCGTGTTGTATCTTACGCTATTTGCTATGGGTTACACCACAATAGATAAATTCAGCAAAAAATAAATAATGCTAAAATCAAAACGCAAACGCCTATTCTTTGACATAGAAACCTCTCCCAACGTTGGCTTTTTCTGGAGTGCAGGATATAAGCTTAATGTAACGGCTGATAGCATAATACAAGAACGTGCTATTATTTGTATTTGTTACAAGTGGGAAGATGAAAAAGAAGTTTACTTTTTACAATGGGATAGCAAACAGAACGATAAAAGGATGCTACAAAGTTTTGTAGAGGTAGCCAATACTGCTTCGGAATTAGTAGGGCATAATGGCGACAAATTCGACCTTGCGTGGATAAGAACACGCTGCTTGTTTCACGGCATCGAGATGTTTCCTAAATACGTTACAATCGACACGCTAAAAGTAGCACGTCAAAAGTTTAGATTTAATAGCAACAAGCTTAATTACATAGCTGATTACTTAGGCATTGGCACTAAGATAAAAACCGAATATAGTTTATGGAAAGACATTGTTCTGCATAAGGACAAAGTGGCTATGGCTAAAATGATTAAGTATTGTCAAAAAGATGTTGTGTTATTAGAACAAGTATTTAATGCACTTAAAAACCACATTGAACCTAAAACACATTACGGAGTTATCTTCGGACAAGACCGAGGCACTTGCCCTGAATGTGGAAGCGATGACTTGATTATTTCACTTCGTAGAACAACCGCAACTGGTGTAAAGAAAATACAATACAAGTGCAAAACTTGTTTTAAGATACATAGCAAAACCGACAAATAATGGACAGTAAAATATTAGCAGCAGTAATAGAAGATATGCGTAGGCGTGAACTTGTAGGGAAATCAAAGTACGGAACTACAATGGATAGAAGTGATTTAAGCACGGGGCAATGGATAACGCACCTAAAGGAAGAGCTGCAAGATGCAATACTTTATTTAACCAAATTAGAAACTATACACAATGCGCCTCAAGAAGATATTTAGCTTCGGCAATATATTAGACCGAGATACCTACGAGCAATTAATGGAATTAGATTACACCAACCCAAACTTTAAGGGTTGTGCTGATGAGTTCCAGTTTAATCGTGAGTGGTGGGTTATGCTTGACGATATGAGCCGAATTGTTGCTTATTGCGGCTCAATTTATTCTAAAGGCATTTGCATATTTAACAGGGCGTGGGTACATAAAGATTATAGAGGGCAAGGCATA